TGGTTCCATTACTCTTTTGTTTTAGCACCAAGGTTTCCAGCTCTCGTTACTTTAATTTCCAAATCTTGTCTAAAATCATCCACAGTAGTATCAGTATTGGGATCAGCAACATCAGCGTCAAAATCAGCTTTACTAGCATAAACCTTCCCAGTCCTTTTGTGTTTAATAATTTCTTTTGCTTCAGCAGGTATTCTAGGTAATTCACTCATAACAAATTATGTAATGTATTTTCTAGCACAATGCAAGACTATTAATTAATTATTTAAAAACAAAATTTAAATTAAAAGCAAGTGAAATTCTTCTGTTGTTTGTTAAGTTTTGATTAACCCCATGTAATAAATAAGATGGAAACAATATAAATTGACTTTCATAATTTGTAACATTTTGATAATTATCAAACTCTTTCATTTTATCAAACATAGTAAACAAACCTGTTATACTTGATGAGTGATCATTTTTTAAAAAATATAAGTTTCCGGTGTCCGGTGGACATTCTACATAATAAATTCCACTAAAATGACACATAGGGTGATTGTGAACTTGATTACTGCAATATTTATTATTTTCATTTATCCACATGTTATTTAAGAAAATTTGTAAATTACTTTTTATGTAAGTTTCTTTTTTAAGAGTACGTGTGCTCCAATCTAATAATCTATTTTGTATAAATTCGTTGGAAAAATTAAAAGTTTGAAATCCAGACTCGTTAGATAAAACTTGTCCTTTATTATTTTTTTTGTCTTCTTCTAGTTTTTCTTTTACTAGTCTTTTTAGTTCGCCACATTCATAATGATCAATAAATATTGAATCTTTAAATAGTGTATGTTTCATGCACGACCTTGACGATTGTATTTTTTAAAATCTCTTTTTTCATTTTTTGATAATGATTTTTTGTGCCTACGTGGACGTTTACGAGGTTTTGGTCTTGGTACAAAATGAGTAAATTTTACTTTTGCCATTATTTATAAATTTTATTACCTACTACTAATACATCTATTTCAGAATTATTTAAATAATCTTTTGCACTTTTTATATTAGCCATAATTGGTTTACCTCTTACATTCAAACTAGTATTCAATAATATTGGACAACCTGTTTTTTCATAAAATTTGCTCAAGAGTTTATAATATATTACATTTTCTTTATCTACACTTTGATATCTGCAAGTGCCATCAACGTGAGTTACACAATCTAGATTGAGTTTTCTGACATTTCCAACATACAGCATGTGTGGATTTTTTATGTTAGTATTTAAATATTCAGGTACAAACTCACTTAATATTGAAGCCCCAAATGGTCTAAATGATTCTCTTTTTTTGATATTGTTAATTATTTTTTTACCATTCTTAATTTCTGGATTTAGAAGTAAACTCCTATTACCTAAAGCTCTTGGACCAATTTCTCCATGTCCCTGGTACCAGGCTACAGTTTTACCTTGCTGAAGATAATGCACCACTATATTTATTGTGTTGTCATCAGGAACATCTGCGGGAGATTCATCTGTTTGAATGTAAGGAAAGTTTTTTATTTTGAATTGAGGTAAATTATTTTTAATTCTTAAATATTCTAAAGCTCCTAATGATAATCCTTCATCACTACAATGAGGCGGAATAATAAGGTTTTTCCATTTATTCTTCAAAGCTGTATTCCATATAACATTTTGCGCTACGCCTCCTGAATATGATATTTTTGCATCGTAATCACCTTTAGTAATTTCTTCAAAAAAATTAATTAGTATCCCAGAGACTTTGTCATGCACGGTTCTGATCCAATCTAAAGGTTGCCATGCAGCTAAAAGATTATCTTGTTTATAGTCCGTATAGAGATTAAAATTAAAAAGATCATTTATTGTATTCATATTAAAATTTAATTTTTCACTAAAGTCAGGTAATATTTTTCCATAAGATTGAAGCCCCATCAATTTACCTGCAAGATCATATGATTCTGCACCCTCATGTCCAATGCCAAACTTCATACCCGCTTCAGACATACTCAAACCTAAAGATCCATGTAATTCAGTATGTCCTCTTTTATAAATTTTATTATCTATAAAAACAGTCCAAGCATTATTAGCATCACCAAACCCATCAATGACTACTTCAAATTTAGGTCTTTCTTTTTGTAAAGGCCAACAGCTCAAAGCATGAGCATAATGGTGATTTACTCTAATTGTGTTTGGGTAAGGAAAGTATTTGTAAGGTATTGCTGGAAAAAATTCTTCATTGTCTACTGGTAAGTTATGTCTCCAAGGATCAATAACCACAGCAACTTGATCTATTTCATTTGGATTTATTTTAAAATATTTTTTAACATCTTCTTGCCAATCAATTAAATTATCGTAAGCATGATGTTTTTTTTCATAAACTCTCTCAGTTTTTAAATAATGAACATTTTCACCATCGAAGTATGAAAGGTTACTGTCATGTTCGCAAAGTCGAAGACCAAGAAGTTTTTTAGCCATTCTCCTGTGATCTGTCTATTTGTGCGTAGCTTATAATACCTTGAAGCTCACCAGCTGTGCCCGCTGTCATCTTTAAAATATCGCTTTCTTCTAGGACAAGTGTTTGTGTTATCAGATCTTTTGTAGTTGTTGCAGGTATAGGATTACCGCTTATTCTAAAACTAGCTGTTGCAGAAGTGTCAGTAACTTGCACAGATAAATTAACTGGGTTAGATGAAGTGTTATCTATTTGTATTTGTTTTATTAAAATTCTTGCATTATCGGGTGCAGTTAAAACCGATGTTGTATCAGTGCTTGATAGATTTATTCCAGCATTTTTATATTGTATTGTCATGATAAAAAATAATTAAAAGCATCTTGTTCATTTTTTAATTCTTGTTGATACGATGTGTTTAACTTATCTTGCATCGTACGTAAAGACTGGTTTATTTGTCTTTGGTTTTCTTCCGTATATTCTGGTGATGGTTCAGGTATGACAATATCAACTCTAGCCATGGAACCTCTGTCCAAAATTAGGACCTCTAGCAGACTTTGTGCCTGCAGTTTGTGAGGCTCTCTTAGCTGCTGCGTTTTCTGCTGCCTGTGCTCCAGATCCTGCACCACCCATTTGTGCATCTCTAGCAGCATCCGCTGCATACTTACCACTGGCTATTTTAAGATCCATTTGTTTTTGAATTGCTCTTGCTTCTCTCATGTTTTGATTAATTGCTCTTATTCTGGCATCAACACCACCATAAGATCTCGCATCAAGGTAATCAGCTAAACTTGAAGTTCTAGCAAAATCAGTTCCTTGTAAATAATTATGTAGACCAACTATTCCACGTAAAAATAAACCAGTAGGCGAATACTTTTTGTAATAGTTAAATATTTGATTTAAACCGCTAGGTTCTTCTTGAAACCCAACATTCTGTACTCCTGGTGGTAATTCAACCATTCTATCTACTCCTGGTGGTAATAGAGGATTGATAGCTGCAATTCCTAAATCAGTATTAGGCTCTGCTGCTTGAGCATTATTGTTTGCTAAAATTAATTCTTCATCCATAATTATCCTCTCATACCATCAGGCTGTACATCAGCTCTAAAAGTGCCATATCTCCAACTTTGTTCTGTAGAAGTATTAGCAATTTTCAAACTTGCAAATCTTGATCTAGCACGTGTATCTACCTTATCAGTAGAACTATTAATTGTAAATGGACCTAAAGGAGAGGACGCTGCTGCAGTCGAAGGATAGTCTCTTAAGTTTATTGTTACTTGAGCATCTCCTGTTAATACTTTAAAATCTGGAACAAACCTTCTCATACTCATAAATATTTGACCATCACCTTCAATTCCTAAATCAAAATCACCTGATTGTATAAAGGCTGGTATTGCAGTTTTTGCACCTGTAGTATCTACTTGATCAACTCCAACTTCGTGAGCATAGTATTTAAAGGCACCATTAATATTCGTTACTCCCTGTATTGTTGGAAATGTTGGAACTGCTGTAGAATCGA